AAAAAAATTAATTTATAACATTTATAAACACGTGTTTTAGAGTTTATTTAATAGCTCTAAATTGATGACGATAAAACTTACGGATGCTGCAAAGTTTTATGAGGAATTACCTCATCAGAAAGAAGCTTGGGAATGGCTGCAGAAATCAACATCGACTGAAACCTTGGCTGAATTTGCCAAGCGTTATCGAAAGGAAACAAAGCAAGAAATTGAAAACAGCTGGGACGGTGTGTACGCTGCTGCCAAAAAAGCCGGGGCAAAATTCCCTGAATGTGTCGCTGCTCAGTGGGCACTCGAATCAGGATGGGGCAAGCATTTCTCTGGCACCTTCAACGCATTTGGTCTGAAGGGATCTGGTAGTGCTGTCAGCACCCAGGAGTTTATCAACGGTAAATGGATCACAATTACCGATAGTTTTATTGATTTTCCAGATCTTGAGACTTGTGTTTTCTATCTAGTAGATCGGTGGTACAAAGACTTTGGTCGTTTTAAAGGTGTCAACCGTGCCAAGACACGTAATGAGTGCGCTCAACTTTTAGTTGTTGAAAAATACGCTACAGATCCTGATTACAGTACCAAGCTAATCCAGATCATGGATCGTCAGCTTGGAACACCAGGAAACATTGAACAAGCAAAAGAACCAGATAAGAAAACAGGTTTCAATCCCTGGAGCCCCTTTACATTTAAAGTGACGCCAAATATTACGTATGGTGAGTTAACCCTTAACCAGGAAGCACGCCGTTTTACCAAGCAATATCAGTGTGATACAGCATTAGAGATCTGTGAGTTCCTTGAAAAAGTACGCAGTGCATTCGGCAATAAACCTTTGATTATTACCAGTGCCTCTCGACCCGAACCCATCAACACACAAGTTGGTGGCGCCAAGAACAGCGAGCACACTTACAATGCACCATCAAAAGGGGCTGTTGATTTCTACATTAAAGGTGCCAATATCTATGTCGTACAGGATTGGTGTAATAAAAACTGGCGCTACTCATTAGGATATGGTGCACTAAAAGGATTTGTCCACATTGGAATCAGAGAAAGTCGTCAACGAATTCGCTGGGACTACTGAAATGAAAAAATATAAGGAGCCCTGCATCAGGGTAAACCTGTGTTGGCAAGTGGGAGACGAAAAAAAATGCGTAACCCTGTCAAAAGAACAGGCCTACGCAACAAGGGAATGGGTTGAAGAGAATGACGGGACAGTGTTCTGGTTTCAGGCTTTGCCTGATTGATCAGCGCTGCTTGGCGCGTCCGATCACAAGAGCAGCAATCTCAATCAACTTATAGAGTTTACCGACAAGCTTGTCGTCGGAAGGGGTTGGGGTCAGTGCCACAATGGCGGAAGCAGCGGCATGAATGGCCAGTGCAACTTCGAGGTAACGGTTAAGGTCGTGCATAATTGATCTCCTGATCTTTTTGTATTCTAATGGTTTGTGTTAACTATTTTATTTAATCTTCATAAACACGGCAGCTTCTTTCCCAAGGATTTTTATCACAGTAGCTCTTGAACTTTTGGGAGGTTGGCAAAGGTTTACCAAGATGGAAACGTTTAGATAATTTACAAACCAACCAGTTGTAGATATTCATTACGGCACAGTTGTCAATGGTACAAAAATAGCTGGGAACCGGTCATCTTGTGCGTGGTCACGTTCCCATGCAGTAGTCCACTCACTTAAAGAGTGTTGGTGAGTGTCTTGTCCATCATAGATATCAGATTTATCATTCAATATAAAGTCACCATTCTCTAATAAAAGTAGGTCATAGTTTTCAAGGGCAATATTAAAGTCAGCAGTGGGAAACTCAATAACAACGCCAACCTGGTAATCAATGGGTTCATTGCGTGTTGCAAAGACACACAAAAGATATGTGCCCCGCTCCAAGGGGAAATACCTCTCATCGCCCTTGTCCAAACGATTTGGATCATAAGTGTTGTATAGGTCTGATTCTTCTCCCATCACGTTACCGAGATAGGGATTACGCTTTTTGCCGTCAACCGTAATCTCAATGCTGTCAGCCTGGAAGATTGACCTGCCATCAATTGGAGTGATGTTCAAGTCATAGACAGAAAAGTCAATAAACTTCGAACGGGTACCCGCTTTGGTAACAATAATCCAAGCTGGGGAAGTAATCGTGAAGCTAAACCAGTGGTTATAGGTACCGCCGCCATAGCCGCCGTTTGAATTTTGGTTTGTATCACGACGCCCAATCACCTGGTACGTAGGACCAAGCTTGCCTTTTAAATTACGCAAGGACAATTGGCTAAATTGCCCCATATTTAGTGGATTGTTTTGACTTCTTTGACGTTGAGAAGGGTTATCAGATGCCATCTATAACTTTTAAACCAGTAGATCCATTCTACTCTTCTGGTATTTCTATGTTTTCGGGGAAGGTAATTGACTGTTTGAATGCCTTGTTAAATACAAGGGGGTTGTCCTTATTCCTGCCGTAGGACATCAGCTTCTCCGCTTTGAACTCAACTTCAAAAGGATTGACGGTCTCCGGGTAGAACAATTTATTCCAGCTGGAAATCAAGTGCAGTGGGTTGCCACATCTTGGGTTGCCACACAGGTGAGTGACGACCATGCTTCCGATGTCACCCCAGGCACAGTTGTAAATAGCTTTATGAAAGCTTAAGTTTTCAGCCTTCTGGTGGCTGTATGCAGATCGATAAGAAGGCATACAGATTCTCTTGGGTGTGTAGGGACCAGGGGATTGGATGGGCCAGCACTCATCCATCGACCCCTTGGTGACCTTCGCCCATAACTTTTGATACCTGGCCTTGTATTCGATATTCAAGTAGTTGATGTCAAATCCACAGAGGTTGGATTGGATCTTGTGGACGCAGTGATAGCACCAGTGCCGTTCCTTATCCCGGATGTGGTGGTTATGAGGACAGACAAAGCCCCTGTAGTAGCCACGGTCATCAAGCTCCTCATCGGATAGCTCATCGATACCGACCACAAACCGGAAGTCCGTTGCCTTGGCAAGCTTGCGTTCTGAACGGTGTATGTTTGCCATTTTTTACTAACAGGAATAAGAAGGAACTTTCTTTTCCTCAGGGACCGCCCTTGGTTTTTTGTTCGTACGTTTTGTCGGCACCAGCTTCATTCGGTTGTCTTTATTCACATTATTTTTTTCATGAATGATATCGATGTGCAAAGGGTCTTCTTCCGTTTGCAGGAAGTAAACGAGTCGATGCGCCAGGTAAACAGTGTTGTCGATGCAGACCATATAGAAGCCGGTCACCTTGTTCATGCGTCCAGCCTGAGTCCCAGCCTTATTACAAGCCTTGTCGACCACCCACTCCAATCCACTGGGGTAACGGTCCGACAGTTTGATCAGTTCCTGTACGCGCCAGAGGGGCGGCATTTCCTTTCGGTTGCTTGGCATAGCTGGTCATAGGGCCATTCCGAGATTTTATCAGCTTTTCTCCTGGCGTCTAGTGCAGCAAAAAACTAGGAATGAAATAGGAGAATTCTATATATAGAGTAAATGACGCCGCTTGACCAAAGTGTACGTACTTTATTTCTCTTTACTTTCCTCGGAAACCTTCAAAACTTACAGTACTTTCCTAAAGTGTCATTTGCTTCTAGGGGGGATACACGCGGTACTCATTCTTAGTTCTTACGCACCGCATTCAAGTCCAACCTTGAGATTAACCTCACAAAAAAGGGGCCCCGTCCAGGCCCCTCCTCGTCTCCAGGCAGACTTTACCCCTACTTGCGACCGTAGTCGTCACTTAGTCGCGTAATGTCTTCTTCGTACAGCTGGGAGCCCCTCTGGACCTCAATCAAAGTGAGCTCCTTGTCCTCAGCCTCGAGCCTGTGAACCTCCCCTGGTGGGATGAAGGCTGTGGTACCGGGGTAGGCGGGGACAGTCTGATCACCAACCGTAATCGTGCCGACACCACCCACCACAACCCAGTGCTCCTCTCGGTGCTCATGCTTTTGAAGACTGAGTCTCGAGTGAGGCTTAACTGAGATCACCTTCACCTTGTACTTGGGACCTGAACAAATTGTTTCAAAAGATCCCCAAGGCCTTTCTTCTGAGTAGGTCATGCCTTAGTAGCTGCAAGTTCTTTGGTCTCAACCTCATCCGCAGCCTTGGCTTTCTTGCGCTTGCTCACACGGATCTGAGGTTCTTCCTTCTTGGTAAGCACCTCTTTAAATACGTCATCAAAGTCGGATGCCACCGTATCCCAGTTGAAGCAAGGATCAGTGACCCGCTCATAGCAAGCCTGGGCAACTTGATCTAGCTTTTCCCGGTCCTCATAGAGTTCGTTCAGGATCTCAGACAGATGGTTGTCATCCGGGCAAGGCATGATGCGACCGAAGTTGGTATCGACATCAGCATGGAGGTTACGAATCAACATGCCATGACCCTCAAAAATCTCTTTACAGGACGTGTGATCGGGCACCACCTGGGCAACGCGGCAGGCAGCATGTTCGAAGTTCACCAGACCCCAGCCTTCACCTTTACAGGTATTAACACCAACGTCTGCAACGTTATAGATGGTGTTAAGCAGATCCACATCAACGGAAGGACCGTTGGCACTTGGGCTAGTCATGATGATGCGGTTGTTCGGATCTAAGCCCTGGCGGCGCATCTCACGATCAAATAGCGGCATGACATCCCAGCCCTGATCCTTTTGTCCCATGTGGAGATAGAGCTTGGTATTCGGCTTATCTACCGCAAATTTTGCAAAGGCCGAGATCGTGATATCGATACGTTTGCGGAACTGGTTGCGGTTACCGTTAAAAACAATGAAGTCATCAGGGTTGAGATTCAACTTTTTACGACACTCATCTCGATCCTTGGGATAGAACTGACCGGAAGTAACACCGTGAGGAATAACCCAGATCGGCTTCTCAACCCCAGCTTTAATCGTTTCTTCTGCACCGAATTTGGTGTAGCAGACCGCTGCATCCCACTCATTCATGGTGTCGGTCAAGCAGCCGTACCACCCATAGGAATCCATGGGGTAGTAACCGACAAACTTAAAGCCCAGCTTTTCGCGCAGGTCTTTGATTTGAGTCCACTGATTATTGATGATCCAACAGTCGTTGATCGTGAAGATCACATCGGGACGCACTCGTTCCGTGATTTCACGAATCCGAGCTTCACCAAACGGCTGATTCTGGTACATGTTGGAGGCAGGGTACATGAAGTACTCCTGCTGGAGCGGCGTGTAATCACCATGCCAATTGCAACCCAGCACATGGATTTCGTATTTATCTTTCAGGCGACTAAGCACGTTTTCAGTAACGCGTGCAAAGCCAGTGGTTGCAACAATGTCACCAACCCACAGCAATTTGGGTTTATTTTCAGTCATTTAACTATTGATTGACTGAAAACAGTATACGAATTATTGAGGAGTTATAGACCGTACCAGTTCTTTTTCCTCAGATTGATTTGATTTCAGTTTTGTTTTGAGGAATTCAGCTGCCCTATGGGTATTTGTTGTGTCACCACAGGTATATAGATCAATAGCTGCATAGCCCAGCTCAGGCCAGGTGTGGATAGATGCGTGAGATTCAGCCAGCAAGGCAAGTAGTGTGACACCTTGCGGCTGAAATTTCTCACCAAAAACACGCAGGATATTAGCGCCTGCCATATTGAGCGCCACCTGGAGCAACCTCTCCAGCTCTTCGTAATCATCGAGTAGATCTCGATCACAGTTGTAGAGATCGAGAATGAGGTGCCGCCCGTTGCTCACAGTTCGTTTGCCAATTCTTCCATTGTCGCATCGGATTCCTTATCCAGCACATCGCCGTAGAAGGTCCGCCACTCTTCTTTGTTCAAACCAACTTCAACGATGGATGGATACTGCTCATATTTAGGACCAGATGCCCTGAGCGCGAGGTTGACAACCCTCATGCCACGGCTGTTTTTGAATTGATAGACGTTCAGCTTGAGCTGATGAACACATACGTCCATCAATAGGGATTCAAAACGGCTGCGACCCAGAATGTTGCTGTTGGAACCACGGGAGAATTCACAGTAGCTGGCATAAAGCCACTTATCCCAATTGATGTAAAGGTTTGAGACACCACCAGCGGCATGCTTAGCAAGACCAACGGGCACCGAAATACCTGGATCAAAGACCACACAGTGCTGCATCCAATCCAGGATTTGGTTGGACTTAAGGATTTGCTCCTTATGGTGTTTAGCAAAGAAGTCAACCTTCTCGTTTGTTTCCATCAGGTATTCCCGCATCTCAGCTTCCGTCATATCCAGCACCCAATTCACGAGCCCTGGCAGTAAAGCAGCGAACTCACCGAAGGGACGACCCTGGTCATCCATATCAATAAGGGTGCGTTGTTCAGCTGAACTTCCAGTGAAAGGACGATCGAATGGGATGGTCAGGCGCCGACGCGCCAAACCGGAAGTCGGATCAGTCGTCTGGATTGGTTCGTTGGCTGTAATCATCACAAGCCCATTGAACTTAAAGGGCTTCTGGCTACCAGCCTGGAACTTGCGCTCATTACGAATCAAGTCACGACCTGTGATTGCTTTTAAGACGGAGACCGAGCCGCCGTAACGCTCCACATCATTGAAGAGCAATAGCTTCTTCTTATATAGGTTTGCCGTTTCAAATCGGTTCTTCTCTAGGTGTTCCAGGGAGGAGATCATGGCGTTGTCATCACCAACCAGGGCATGGGCCAAGTTGCTGTAGGTAGACTTACCAGATTTACCGGGGCCGACAATCTCAACAAACTTCTGAATATCCGAATGGCTGAGCAGGACTGCACGCAACCAAGCCCTCAGAACCTGGACCCTACCCCAGCTGTCATTTTGTGTGGACTTCAACCACTTAATGATCGGTTCACAACCGGCATAAGGATCGTATTCATACGGAAGTTGTTGCGTGATATGCAGCTCCCGATCGAATGGCATCAGCTCCCTTGTTTGAACATTCAAGATGCCGTTTGTAAACAATAGGTATTCATTACCTTCATACCAATCGTCAAAAATAGTTGAAATCCTCAATTGCTCCATTAAGTCGGAGATGAGATTCATGGAGTAGCCGCTGTGAAGCAAGCCCTCCTTAATGGCATCCAACCTTCCCTTGATATCGCCCTTAACTTCATAGTCCGAAAGTTGTGACCACAGGCCCTTTCGTTGATATTGATACATGAAAAAGGCGCCATGCGACTGGCTGTAGCGCAGATTGCCCTGGTAATCCTGCAACAAAATTCCAGCGATGACATCAGAGGAAGGGTTACGAGTCTTCTGCTCTTTACCCGAACGCCCCCTTGTAGCCTTCGTCTTCCACCCACTCTTGATTTCGAAATGCTCAGTTTCTTCCGTTGTCTTGGAGCTGGTGATATTTAAGTCGTCTTCTAGTTCGCTTAATAGTTTTGCTACGTGATCAAGCATGTTGTCATCCACATTCATTGATTTGTGATTCTCAGATGGTTGCCATCCGTTTTCTTTTGCGACGTGCACCAGAGATCCGATGCCACGACCACCACCTTTCGAGAAGGAAAGCCAGCGCCTGTGGCACTCACCCTCCTGGTATTTTTCAGATTGACGGGACCATTCATCCCAGTGATCAAGCAGTGATTCATCCAGTGAATGAAGCGATTGCCCAACCATGATCCAGATGTCGTAATCATCTGTGGCTTCTGGCGGCATTCCCCACATTGCTTCAAGTGCCAGCTGCATGTCCCGTTCGAGGGAGATTTCAGCGTTAATGGCAAATGATGGGCCGATGATCCGGGTCGTTTCTTTTGCCGGAACACCTTGCTTGACATTCTTTTGAATGATGGCATTCAGCAACCATTCCGGGAATTCAGGCAACTGCTGGATCCACTCAAAACCCTGGTCTTCTGCGGTGAAGTACCCCTCTGTCTCAGGGTGTAGACCCATGAGAACACCCTGGTGCTTTTTCCAGAGGATCTCAAGCTTTTCTTTCTTGCCTTCTGCGTGCCAGGTGTATTTATTCCTGACGATGTGCTTGTGATTATCGCGAGAAAGGCGATACAGCTTCCGTTCGCGTCCCTCTTTACCGCTAAGAATTGTGAGGGTATCTGGCAGCGCCTCATCAAAAGCCAGCTCAGACAATGATTCGATGAGCGCGTAGACGGTTGGACCGTCAACATCAACCCAGATCAGGCCATATGGATTGTTGTAGACAGGACCACCAAGAAGACCGACAGCCTTGCAACGACCAAGCAGTATTTCATTTTCAATTTCTTGAGGGCTGAATGGTTTGTTTTGCCAGCCAGCAACGTAAGGATCTTTGTTTGGACCTAAAGGAGTTAAGGGCCAATCAATTGGGATGTAATCGAGCCTGATTTCACCGGGCTTGAGGGATTGTTTGTTGGTATTGGTCATGCCTGGTTCATCGGTCGAACTTCTACTTTAAAGTTTTTATCCGCAAAACTTGCCTCTTTCAATAGCAAAAAAGCATGAAGATGCATGTCAGTGGGCAGATAAAAACAGTCCCCATCCGCCGCACTTACCATGCGACTCATGAGACTATTCATCCACTCACCCATACAGACATTGATGTCCATGGTGAGGGCTTGACTTGTGTGTCTCCTTATCCTACGGCGACCAATCCAGAGGGGCTATTACGATTTCCTGTAGATCAGCAAGTCTTATTGGACTCATTATTATTCCGTTCCTTATCTTTCATTTCAAATTGTTTCATTAACCGTTCATAAACCAACAGTGCATCCTCTTTGGTCACTACTGCTGTTTCGCATGCAATTTGCCAAGCGTAACGCTTACGGCTTTCCATTTTCCCGTTCGGATTCCAGGCCATCAGTGTACCAAGGTGCTCTCAGTTCCATTGCCCCACCAAGTTTTTGAGACTCACCGGTCTGTAGCTCTGGATCAATAGGATGTTCAATATAGATTGGTTTGTTCTGTTCTTCACGTTCAATTTCAGCTTCAATCTTATTTTCCAGTTCGATCATATCAAGCCGCGCCTTGAGCTTGGCTTCAAACCAAATACGTTTCCACCATTTGATTACGGCATCTAACAGGAGAGCTAGTATTTTCATTTCAATTTAATTGATTTCTTTACTTTAAAATAGCAATAGAAAATTAAAAGTCCATGTCATTAGTAGTTCCCGGTGCTGGCTATACCACCAATTACCCAAATCCAGGAGGCCCAAAACGCCCTGCCCCTGGCACTCCAAATCGTGCTAGCAAGCCGAATGATGCAGGTTCTAAAAAACCAGTAATTGGCGAAAGGACCAAAGGTTCTACGGAAACCAAAAAGCCTGTTCCCCCACGCCGGCCTGCCAGTGCTCAAAGCAATAACAGGCCTGCTGCACCGGAAAAGAAACTAAATAAAGAAGCTCTTGCAAATCGTTTGAATAAATTGAACGAGCAAAGGATTAAACTTAAGGAAGAAGGCAGGACTCCACGTCAAACAACTGGCTCTGCAGGCAAACCTTCGGCAGTTCCAGCTCGGAAGCCAGCTGCTGCAGCAACACCCAAGGCAACACCTAAAGCAGCGCAGCGTCCTGTGCAAAAGAAAACCCAGCCTGGCAATAAAGGCATTAAGCCTCGCACCACTGGCCGTTAATTCAAATTAGATCAGGATCGTAGACATTACAGTTCTCTATTTGAGAATAGTATTCAGCTACGATCTTGATCTTTTAAATATTTAATTAATCCTTCTAGTCTTTTGATGTCATCATTAACATGACCAAGAGCAAGATTGCATTTGTGACAAAGTAAACCGCGTATTTTATTTGTTGCATGGCAGTGATCAATATAGAATCTTGTTCTTCCGGGAGCGCCTGGCTCAGCTGAATTGCACCCAGAATTTGCACAACATCCATTCTGAGCTTCCAACATATTCTTATATGTTTCGTAATCAACACCGTATTTGCGTTGAACACGAAGCTCGTTTTGGCATGTTTTGCAATAACTACATAAACTTTTTACGCCGTTCTTTTTGACATAACCAGACCATCCAAAGCAGTTTAAATCTTTGTTTTTGTTGCAACGAATGCAAAGTTTAGATGAGATCTGGATCATATACCCCGCAGTTTTCGATTTGCTTGTAGTACTCATCTACAATTTTGTACCAATCTTCATGCAACGAATCAAGAAATCTCCTGGAGATCTTAAATACCTGAGTTCGCAAGGGTGTTGAGACAAGAATAGCAGCTTGTTGAACTTTTATTCCCAGTGTCTGGGTAATAGCTATATCGTATGCCGCGAGCTGTTTGCATGTCTTTTTAAATTTGAGGTGACCGCCCAAGAGATCACGCCATTCAGGCGAACCCTTCTCAAGGTCCTTGGGCCACTTGCGACTGTAAGGTTTGACGCTGGTTTTCAAGTCAGCAAGCGTCAGTTTGTTATTGGCAACAGCAATAATATCAGGAGCGCCAGCCCAAGCACGACCTTCGTCATCGCAACCCCAGACGCGAGCAACGTCATCAGCACCAATAGTAAAATTAAATTTGTCCAGAACAGGAGATTCTGCCCATAAAACTTCCTGGAACTGATCGAGAATTTTTGGCATACCCGACCAAAAATCTGCATATTCTTCCGGGATATCAGGGGTTTTATTTCCTTTGAGGTAACATTCCATTCCATAGTGAATTGCCGTACCTCGTTCGGCTGCAGCTTCTTTAACACCTGGATTATTTTTAGACCACATTTCAAGCTTCCGTTTGTTTGCTTCGGAAGCTGTTTCACTAATGATTGTAGTTACGGACGGCGCAGGTCCAGTTGGTAACGGAGTTGTATAGTGACGTTTTCCGTTAAGTGTAATCCTGGCTGCGGTCCGATTAATCGACCGCATGACTTCTGGTTGCTCATCCTTGGCTTTAATCCAAGGATCCTCATTATTTAGTTTAGCAACCATTAACAGGTTTTGTATATTGCCTATAATTTAGCAGATCACAAACTAAGAATGAAAGAATTCAAGTACCTGATGATCTCGATTTTGTCAGCTATGCTGATCACAACACTGATCGAACTGGTGCCCCATTGGATCCGCTGACAAAAATAGGACTATTCATACAGGGTTGGTGGTCCTGCATGACGGTCCTCTTTCAAATTTTATGGACCTGTTTTAAATTGAATTGGGAATTGATCGCAGTATGGTTTGTCACATTAGCCGTTTTTATTACTGTGATCCTTCGATTGACATAAAAACGTTCCTGCAAATTGAGCACCGCTCAAGGAACGGTGTTGCATATGACGACATCTCTACCAGTGAGGCAGATGCTTTTGAAGCAAAGCTCCTGGAAGAACAGGAGCCTTACCTCAGGGTTGATCTTTAAACGGTTGCCAGATCGTAGTTGATCATCTCTTTCACCATATCCTCAAAAAGGATACGAGGCTCCCAGCTCAGCTCCCGGTAAGCCTTGGTGCAATCACCCAAGAGAGTATCGACTTCTGCTGGACGATAAAACTGTGGATTGATCTTGATGATGACACGATCCAACGTCTTGCTGTAACCAATTTCATCAACGCCTTCACCCCGCCATTCAAGTTTTAGGTTGAGGTAGTCAGCTGCAATCTCACAGAACTGCCGAACACTGTGCTGCATACCCGTTGCAATCACATAGTCATCCGCTGAGTCTTGCTGCAAGATCAGACGCATGGCCTCAACATAGTCTTTTGCGTGGCCCCAATCACGTTTTGCCTCCAAATTTCCTAGTTCGAGGACAGGAATTTTGCCTCGCATGACCCCCACCAAACCCTTGGTGATCTTCTTGGTAACAAAATTGTCGCCCCTGATGGGGCTCTCATGGTTAAAAAGGATACCGTTCGACGCAAAAAGGTCGTAGCTTTCTCGGTAATTAACGGTCAGCCAATAGCCAAAAAGCTTGGCCACCCCATAAGGACTTCTGGGATAAAAGCCAGTTTCTTCATTCTGAGGAAACGACTGTACCTTGCCGAACATTTCAGAGGTAGAAGCCTGATAAAACTTGGGAGGACAACCGGCAGCCCGGCATGCCTCCAAAACATTCATGACACCCAATGCATTTGCAGAGGCTGTGCTCACCGGAGATTTAAAGCTGACACCGACATGGCTTTGAGCTGCCAGATTGTAGACCTCATCAGGAGCAAAATCCTGGATCACCCGGGTCAAAGAAGGTGCATCAGTTAAATCTGAATATTCAACTGAGACATCACCAGGTATTTTGCCACCGAATACCCACTTGAGTTTCTCAAGATGGTTTGGTTGCGTGTGATTGCGTACGACACCACAGACCTTGTAGCCATTATCGATCAGGTTACGCGCCAGATAAGAACCATCTTGGCCAGTGATTCCGGTGATTAGTGCCCTTTTCATTTGCAATATCTGCGTGATTAAAGTATAACCATTGAAACAACGCCTGGTTATGACGATCTTTGATTGGCCGCTCCAAAAAAACACGTTGGGATGGAAGGAGCGCCTGGCACTGGCAAAATTTGTACTGACTGCTGATCGTTTTACGAACGGTCCTGAGTGCCGCCAGTTCGAAGAAGATTGGAGTAAATGGCAGGGTGCACCGTATTCCTTATATGTAGCTAACGGTTCTGTTGCCAATTTTCTGCTGCTGGATGCAGTACATGAGCACTACTTTCCAACTAAAAAGCAACTGACCATCTTTGCGCCAGCCATTAACTGGGCAACCAACATCTCAACTTTCTGTCAGCAAAATCACAATGTGTATTTTTATGACATTGATTACGAGACCTACAGCCCAACCCGAGATTCAGTTCAGAACTTGTTCCTCAAGGGCCTGCAGCCTGATGTTGTTTACTTGACGCATGTCCTTGGCATCTCCAATGACATGGAGTTGATCAAGGAGCTGTGGCCGCATGCAGCAATTATTGAAGACTGTTGCGAATCGCACGGAGCATGTGATTCCAAGACCGGAGTAAAGGTAGGCAACACGGGCCTTGGCTCAACCTTCTCCTTTTATTTTGGCCATCACATGACCACCGTAGAAGGTGGAATGATCTGCGTTAACAACGAGTCACTGTATAACCTCTTGCGGGCCAAGCGCTCTCACGGTTTGTCCCGCGAGATGATCCCTTCTTACAAGAACGCTATCCAAGAGAAGTACCCAGACATCGACCCGACTTTTCTGTTCCCAACTAAGGGTTACAACTTCCGAAATGTTGAGACTGGCGCAGTCCTTGGCAGGGTTCAGCTAAAGAAACTTGACAGCTGGAACGAACAGCGTGCCAAAAATTATGCGCTATTCCGAACCGAGATGCTTAAGCGACCTTGGTTTGAAGCGCTACCAACAGCCCGTGGTAACAGCGCAATGACACTACCGTTCCATTGCAAAGATGAGAAGACTGCCACTGAAGTCAAGAAGTTTCTCCAGTTGATTGGCATTGAGACGCGCCCCTTCCTGGTAGGCAACCTGCTACGCCAACCTTTCATGGAGGACTACACGTCCTTAATTCCGCTGCCCAATAGCGAACGGATGCACACCCATTCGTTCTATATCGGTAACAATCATTTCATTAAAGAAGCTGATATCAAAGATCTTTCCAAGGAGCTAGACCGATGCGGATTTTGATTTGCAGCATCATCCGAAATAGAGAGCCGTTCCTGTTTGGGTGGAAGGATCAGATCCTTTGCCTCAAGGATGAAAACCCTGGCATCACATTCGACCTATCTGTATTCGAGAATGATTCTCAAGATCGGACAGTTGAGTATCTAAACGAGATAAAACCTGAACTAGAGGAAGAGCTAAACGAAGTCTGGATTCAAACCTGCAAAAGAGACTGGCCTTACTTCGGTTCCATTCGAGCTGAGGACAGGGTTAAGTATTTAGCGATGGCCCGCAATGAATGCCTGGATAAGGCTGATGCAGAAGTTGGGCTCAAGCAGTATGACAAGGTTGTCTTTATTGAGCCAGACATTGATTACGACCCAGAGTTAATTAGTCAATTGTTTTGGGTTGATGACGACATTGCATCTCCTTACAGTGTTCATCCCATTGAAATGCATAGCCACCGCTGGATCTATGACAGCTGGGCCACTCGAATCAATCCGGAGGATGACATCTTTAAAGGACCAAGAATTTTTGATTGCCCACCCCGACTTGATGTAGCAGCAACCTTTAATTGTTTCTGTGTATATTACGCAAAACCTTTTGAGGAAGGCGCCCGCTTCTCTGGTATCAACCCACTGACTGATTCCTGGGACTGCGATACATCTAATATCTGTTATGAGTTTGCTGCCCGTGGCTATAAGAAGATTGGCCTCTACAATATTCTTTTAACCCACTTAGGTAACTAAGGCAAACCGTACTTTTTATTCAAGTTCTCCGTATTTGAAGACCATGGAAAAACTGCCAGAATACATGCAGGTCATAGAAGAGGGCAAAACTCTTCTTGATAATCACAGCAAACTTTTAGAAAGTTTATTGTTATCTAGGCAAGCAAATGACAACAACGTTTATACTGACAAAAACACCGACGGAAGCACAGATGTCTCTATCGAATCAGGTGAAGGATTCAATCTCCCAAGCGACAGCACACCTGCGTGACGCCCTGGCCTTTGCCGCACGATCAGAGCATCCTGTAACGATTAGCTCTTTGTCTGATCTTTTGGTTCGCTGTGAATCACTAGAGCAAATGGATGAGATCATGCAGAGGCTTGGTGGCGCAGGCAAATCAGGTAACCTGCAAACGCCAAAGGATTTGTATTGAGCAAACCTGAACGTCATCGTTTAACGGAGGCTGATCGCCTCCAAAAATATTTTTGGGAACTGGAGAGGTTGATACCCAACCCTCCGGCAAATTGGGCTGTGAATGCTAAGCCATGTAAGTGGGCTAAAATATTAGAAGAACGTAAAAATAATCCTGATGTCTCAGGAGAATAAATATACAAAACCAGGATTACGCGAGAGTATAAAAGATCGTGTGATGGCTGGCTCCAAGGGTGGCAAGCCCGGCCAATGGTCTGCGCGTAAGGCTCAGCTTGTTGCCCAGCAGTACGAGAAAGCTGGCGGTGGCTACAAAGGTGGCAAGGGAGAAAAGCAAAAGTCCCTGGAGAAATGGGGCAAGGAGAAATGGATGACCAAGGACGAGTATGAAAAACGTAAAAGCGCTAAGTCTGTTGCAAGTAAATACAAGGAGAGTAAGTGATGGAAGAAAAAAAATTTACACTTGGGTCTCCAGAGGTATTAAATTTTTTAAATTTAACTAAACAAGACGTAGCACCTGAGTATCAAAGAGAGAGAATTAAAAAATTTGTAGATCGCTTTTCAACAGATGACAATATTGAATATGAAAATCAACTTATAAAGCAAGGTGCAAATCCACAGGCGCTTGAATTTTTAAATGATTATATTGAATTTGAACCCAACTGGAAAAACGCAGCTTCGGTTGAAAGTATTAATTCTTTAGCAAACATTGCCCAAAATAATCCGAACCCTATTTATTCTTATTCCTTAAAGGAAGGTCCTTTATATCGAGGCGCAAAGCTTAGTGCTTCTCCTTCTGTAGGAGAGACCATTGAATCATCTCGCTTTAGATCTTTTAGCCCAGATATAAACATTGCAGGACCGTTTGTTAACGAAGGTCCCCCTTTAGATTTTTCTTTAAGTGACGAAGAGTTTAAAAAACAATTACAAGAGAGCAATAAAAATCAAAAAGTTTTGTTTCAAGTACAGCCCGATTCCCCCGGACAATTCAATTATTTAATTACACCAGGAGCTGCAGAGCCAGAAGTTCTTTCACGGCCTGGTGCAAAATACGTTGTAGAAGCAAAAGAGACTTTTCCTTTTCAACAAAGAGGAATGACAGGCGATATTGATTTTATTAAACTAAAACAAATTTATGGACTTGATCCCTTAACTTCTAGTATTCAAGGCGGTATTAATTTAATAAAAGAAAACGCCCCTGGCGCAACCGCAGGCCTTGCATTATCGGCTTTAAATCCTGATGTTGCAAAAGCTTTACAAGATAATAAATATCAAAGAGCTGCACTGTCTCTAGGAAAAGATGTAGCTTTAGGCGCAGGTGCAGAAGCGGGTATTAAATTAGCTGGCAGATATACACCTGTTTTAGCTAGTGCAGTAGCACCAGTTGCAAATCTTGCCGCGCCTGTTGTTACTGGTGCAGCTTTATTCATGCAAGGCAAACCTGGATCCTTGACAGATATTTTAAGTAAAAAAGCAGCAAACAATCCTGTTTCTTGGTTACCTGCTGTTAAAGCAAACCCCAAGACAGATATAGGGGCAAGAGCTTCACGAGCAATTTCAAATGAAGCTCGCTATGCAATTGGACAATTGTTAAAAGGACGCCTTCCCTACATGAGGTAACATGACAGACAAAGCAATACAAAAGGGATACACCAAGCGTTACCTTCCTGAATCCGCCTGGGCCTCGTTGTCTAAGGAAGAACGTCAGGAGACGGATCAAAAGAAACGAGCTGCTAGCCGAGAAGGAAAACAGTTCGTACCAAACACTAAAAAAGCAAAGCTTGCTGGACGTGCAGCAAGACGTTATCGCAACAGTAAATCCTGATATACTGACAGACGGAGCAATTCAGCTCTGGGACTAATAGTCGAAAAGTCCCTCCACGTTACAAATACGTGGTGCTCACAGAAGAGCGGAAGGAAGCTATGATCCCGGCATGATACACCGGGATTTTTTGTGACTACTCTTGTGGCTAACGTACCGCCTGTAAAGGTGTGGGTCAGACGCGAATATCTCAGGGATTTACGTGATGGCCACGGTGAATACACACCTGGTTACTGGGTAACGTGTAAATCGCTAACTGGTCGAGCACTACAGTTTGAAACTTACCTTACGGAGTACGGCGCTCTTTACGACAAGCTACCCATCAGCGCATTCCTCGCTTGGGATTCAGATCACCCAGACAAACCAGAAGCACCTACCCCAGACCTGGAGCTGACTGACCTGCAGTTCTGGAATGGATTTGACACAGGGCTTACTGTCGTAGAAAAAAATCTGATCTATAACATGGAGTTTCAGGTGATGACCAGAAGTGCTGGCATCATGAAAGGTGAGTACTTATTTACTATTGACAACTATCACGCCCACCGCAACGAACCTGATTTTTACTTTGCTGAGTTCCCTGATGAGCACAAGTCCCACAACATTGTGGCACTAGAGAACGGTCAGATCGGTGCTTATCCCAACAACCGTTGCCGCATGGTTGACCCATCACTCAGCAATCACAATCTCAAGACACCAGACTTTAAGGTATCAACGCGATACTTTGATGTTGAACATGCCCCAAAATGGGGGAGATTGGGTGAGTGTGATGATTATTTCTGGAAAACACCCAATGAAGCTGTAGAATAATTCAGCACGGGATGTAGCGCAGCGGTAGCGCATCTGCTTTGGGAGCAGAGGGTCACAGGTTCGATCCCTGTCATCCCGATCAATCAATTTAGTTATGTGGAGACTCTGGGCAAAAGCACTGGGCGAGAAGGCGTCTCACCATGATCATGAAGCGGATAGGATTGCCGCTATCCGCACAGTAATTTTTATCAGCTATTTGTTGACAAATGTGTTTATAGTTAGTGGAGTTATTCGTCACTGGAATAAGTGCCCTGTTCCAGAAACAAGGAACGCATCCACAAGAATCGACAGAAGCTTCTGCAGTACAAGAAGACTCTGCAATGCAAGCAATGTGGGCTGAAAGATCATCGCGTTATTGAGTTTCACCACATCAAGGATAAAGACCAAAACGTCTCACGTATGGTGAGTACTGGCTTGAGCTGGCAAAGAATTGAGAATGAAATTAAAAAATGTATTCCTTTATGTTGTAACTGTCACAGGATAGAACACTCTAGACTAATACAAAAGGAAGAAACAAATGCTGTCAACCGATACACGGCTGAAGGTTCAGTTCATTTGCGATTGTATTGGTAAAGGCGCACCAGTTGAATTAAAAGATATGGCATGGGTGCAAAAACTTGCAGCCCGCAACCCAACAGTTGATACTTGGTTAAGGCAAGCAAGGCGCAAAGCAATTCAAGCAGACCAACCAACCAATGACATGGATGAGTTTTGCAATGCCTTAGACCTTGGTGAGCCTGACCCAAGTGATCATCTGGTAGGACCACAAGATCCAGTCACGTTAGCCGAGTGGTTTACTAGCCGGCAGAAGTGGTTTCGTGGACAAGCTGATTAAATATTTTTATTTGAAAGTAGCTTTAATTTCATAACCAGCTCCGGGTTTAATTAAACCCAAAGCATCTGCTAAAGGAATTGCACCACGAGGATTACCTTCTTTTAACATCTGTAGACCAGCAAGAGGATCCCTCATTGAGGGACCAATATATTCAGGGGTGTAGTAATTAAAGTCGTAACGGTCTTTTACTTCTTTAGTTGTTGGATCAATCCAAAAACGCCCCAAAGACTCTGATAATGCCGATCCTGATCGATAATCTCTTTGTCCAATTGGAACGTTTCCGTTTTTGTCTATTACTTCTTGAGATGAAATATATTGTGGAATTTTTGCAGCATTTAAATCACTTATGGCAAACATGCGTGCAATAGTTGGATCTTCGATTTGAGTTAACTTTTCTTTTGTTTTGGCTTGCAAAGCTGTTTCCCATTCAGGATTTAGTATTTGTTTTGGGGTTGTTGCGTTTGCATAGGCACCTGGTATCTCAGCTTGAAGAGCAGGCGGCAATTCAGTTAGTGGTTTAGATGTACCACTAAGGAAGCGTGCGTACATTCCTGCAACAGGAGGTACGACACCTGCCGCCAAACCTTTATCCAAAACGGGAAGCAAGGCAACGTCTCGGACATTTGCCAGCTTGACGGCGTTTTTCACAGGCTGAACTACCCGTGTCACAGGAGAAGCAGTGCCACCCCCTGGCAACCAACCTCCCAAACTTTTATCAGCTTTTTTGTAACCGGAACTTACTTGGTTCAGAAAATTTTGGAAGATGTTTGGCATCAACCGTTCCGCAAAGTAGCCTTAATAAACCAAGCTGCCTTAAATGCTTGACCACAAAGATCTGCCATGTAATTTTGAATATCAATTGCACCAATACGTGCTGCAATTGGTTCTAGTTTTTTTGTTTTCATACCTAACTCTTCTAGGTTTTTGTAATACACACTAAGCATTTCTGTGTTTTTATAGCTTGTTACATGTGCAATACCAGGCCCTGCATCTGCTAATCCACGCGAGCACATAGGCATTAAATAATCCATTGAACGAATGAATTCGGACAATGTATCAAACTGTTCTAAATGAGCTTCGTATTGATCTTTTAAAAAAGCGTGAAGCCCAAGAAAGTTGGGGCCTTCAATGTTTAAATGGATCAGATGGGCCTGTGTCTGAAGTTCCTTGAGGAAGGAAGCCAGGGAGATGCACTGTTGGATAAAGCCCCCAACATCACCATTCTTTGAACGAGCAGGGCCTTTTGGTTTTGCTTGTGGCTCTGGCATGGGTTGTTGTGGAGCCTGCTGAACCATTGGTGGTTGCTGGGGACCAGGAGTATACATAGTTTTTTCTCAATAGTTCTATTGTAACGGGAATTAATTAGATAATTTCAAACCAAGAAAGGTCTGTATAAACTTTTGCACCACTAATTGTTGGAGCAGCAACAACCGTAAAGATGTCACTGACACCAGCTTGAGTGCGACCCAGTTGGAAATTAAAGTCCCTTACATCACTTAGCGAGAGGGTACTGTCAGAAACAATGTAACCGCCAACAATATCCGTACCACCACTAACACCTGTGGCAGTAGTATCGTATTGAACATTACCGTTGTAGTGCGTCTGCCAGTTTGCTCCACTCAGAGTCGCATTAAGTAGAACACGATACTGAATAATATCTGGCTTGTTGTTTTGTGTTTGCTCGAGCGCGATACTCAAATTTGCTGGCACAACAACACTATCCGTACGACCTGAGGCCATACGGATAGAAACCAAGGGATAAGTCACACCAGATGATGTAAGTGTTTTTGGTGTTGTACTTGTTGCAATGTTATAGCGACGGGTAAAACCTTCGTAGCCGCCTTCTGATGCAACGGTATTACAGATCTGCCGGGCAGTACCACTAGTTGCTGTAGTACCAATGTTTTCAATCTCATGACGGAGCGGTAATACAGCCGTTGTCATGTAAGTTGTGTTCTTTAAATTTTCGTTATGAAAAACGTGAGCAACAACCAGCGAACCATCAACAACAAAGCCAGTTCTTACATCACCAACACCAAGCCATTCAATATCCATCCAAAAGATATTTCCTTTTGTTGGATCAAGGGTACGAGTACTAGCACCAGTGCCATCAAATTTATCTGAGTTCCAGTCTGATTGAGCAACCCTTGTTTCATTCACGCTGCCACTGACGTAGCTGCGTAAAACAAAATAGTTTGTAGTACCGCTTTGCTCAAAGAAGATACCGTTTTGGGTACCGAAGTAACCAACGCGTTGCCGACGATTTGTAACACCAGATGCAAAGGTAAATGAGTTTAATACCAACAGAGATTTACCTGGTTGGTAAGGAAACACACGCTTGGTTTCCCTGTAGATGTAATCACCAGATGCAGTAGTGACATTAAGACTTAAAGTACTTTCGTTTGGATTGAATACAGTTGTTGCACTGCCACCAGTAATGGTTGTCCACTTATCATTTTCTTGATAACGATGTTGGCTATCAAAAATTGTGTACGGTTGCGATACACGTAAACGACCAAAAGCATCCGCTGCAGTAGTACCAGCTGGAGTAAAAGCAACAGAATAACCGCTTACTGTTGTTACCTCGAGCGGGCGCCCACTGCAGGTTTGCACCTTATGCACTGGGTATAGATTTTCATCAGTGGGATCTCTGTAATTTGGCATTGTATTTATATAGCTTTTATTATTCTAAGTTGAGTAGGTTGATACAAAAAAGCAGTGACCTGACGGCCACTGCAAAATAAATTTTAATTAGATCAATCCTTGTTTACATTCTGCAATAGTTCAATAAGTTTTTTATTTTCATCCGCATTCTTTTGATAGAACTGCCAGTTGTCATAGACCACTTCAAGCATTACATCAAAGAATTCATTACCAGAAAGGACGTTGGTATCAACAAATTCGCTGACCGTATCAGCCAAGTATTCCCGCAGCCTTTCCTTGGATTTGGCCTTGGACTCCTGGAAGAACATCGAGACCTTTCCAGTACCATTCAATAGAACGTCGGCTTCTGGCTTGAAATTTTCTTTAATGTAGTTGCTCATTTCCTTGGAGGATTCACGAGCAGTCTTTGCATTAGCAGGCGATGGGGTTTTGATCTTATCGGGGAACTCATTATAGGTTTCCTTATAGATTTGATCAAGGTTTGTGATGGGTTCCAAAGTAAGTAGCGAGATCAGTAACAGCTTGATGATACCCCTCTAGCCAACCATCTGGTTTAACATCTTTACATTTTGGATTATTTTGTTGTGCAACATATGAGATGTAGTTGATGTCCAGTTGCCTTAGTGCACCTGTTGCTGTCTGGTCATCCATAAAAAAAGAGGATGCTTATAGTTTGAAACATCCTCTTATTTTAATTTGTAGTTGGAGTTACGGTATCAAGAAACGATGACTTCCTGACCTTCGAACTTACCTGCCTCTAGGTCACGTACAAATTCAAGGCGCCGGAAGTATTCATCCCTGCAATAGGGAGCAGCCTCCCCAAGTGCAAAAGCTTCCCATAGACCAGTGTATAAACCATTGGTTCGAGCAGAACACTGATACATGTGCTCCATGAAATCAGCTTTCTTTTGCTCAGCTTTAACATCCCAGCGTTCAAGTTGTTCTTTCAGCCAGGGCGTGTCAAAGGCACCTGCGGTATTGAGTTTCTTTGCGAGGTCTTCAGTCATTGAAGTTGATGGCGGTTACAGAAGTATAGACACCAGTGACGTGAGGAGATGCCTCGAAGAGAAGGTTATCAAGCTCTTCTTGTAAGCCTTCAGCAATTTCGTCAGCAGTCTTACCGCCGAAGGAATTGTACTCAACGTCCAGGTCAACCGAAAATGATACGGTTAACGTTGGCACAGCTACCTTTTCCATTGAAAGAAATAAAGACCTAGTTACTGTAGCAGTAATTAAAGGATTTACTGCTCAAGCAGACGCTCAAGTGAATGAGCCTGATGCTCCTGGTAATAACCAAGCCGTTGTTGAATTAAGTTGTAATAGTTGATGGCTGCATCGACCATTTCTTCTGCATCCATAGATGCTGCAAGGTTTTCATTGGAAAGCATGGCTGCCGTCAAGATGACGACACCATGCTCAATCTTGGAACCAATTGTTGCAGAGAGAGGAGTCCCATCACTGGTAAAGCCAGCAATCATTTTGTTGAGAACCGGATCGCCACCCATGAGACTCTTTACGTGTTTACTTATTGTATTCGAGTTTATTTATCTCCCCGTGCAGTGACATACCAATAGGCATGGCGTGCATTTTGATGGAAGCGCTTACCAGATAACAGCTTAAGTTTTCGCTCTTCCAGATCATCCAGTCGTGATTCTTGGTAAGGAGGCAACTCTTTACCGTCTTCACAGAGCATGCTGATCTCAATATCAATCATGTCGATCTGCATCTGGAAGTCATCAACCGATTGCTGGTGACAGCACATCATGATGTGTGCATCTTCCAAGTCAGTTGGCGGAGTCAGATTCTTGTAGAAGCTCTCCGAAATATTCGGGTGCTTGTGACTCCATCCGCTTGGTAGAGAAGAGTCGGTTTTTTCGGATTGCATACTGTTGTTCGACTTTGACTCCTTGGGGGAGGTGGTCACCGTTTTGGTAAGCGTCACGGATGGCATCGAGGTTTGGGAGAGTTTCAAGTTTTGTTTTAGGTTCGGTTCGTTCTGAGAGAACTTCTCCTGACATTGAACGTACCACGATTCTTTTGGTTGTGGTTGTTTCTTGTTCAATGCAGTATTTGGTTCTTTCGTCAGTGTGCCAAAACTCCGGGTCCGATGTGATCTCGACCGTGAGTTCCTTTTTCTTTGAAAGGACAAACTCATAGTTTTTGCCTTGTATCCGATTTGAGTCAAGCGGTAGTGCCCGCCTCAACCAGCTTACAAGATTTTTTAGCTGACTCAGTTGGGACTCATGATGCCGTTTGGCTTGAGCAATGAGATCAGCTTCTTTCTTAATTCGTTCAAGGGCATCCTCATGGGCAGCCATGGCGTAGTAGATGCGATCTACCTTTTCAGATCGCAGGCTTGCACAAGCTTCAAGCTCTGCTTGCGCCAACTGCTGGGACTCAGGAGTAAGGAGAGGAAGAGAGCGTTCCAGGGCACCATAGTGCTCGTACAGCTTGAGGATGTTGAGATCTTCAAGTTTAGTTTGAGTGATTTTGGACATGACTAGATTGTGTTGAATTGAGACTGAAATTTGTTGATGCAATAGGTCAGCAGCATGCCTGCCGCTGCCCAAAGTAAATCTTTAAGAAAAGGAAGTGCGGCAGCAAAAATTGATTCAAACATGATGAGATGAGTTTGATTGGTAGTCAGTTTAAGGTCATGACTAGGACGCAGAATTAAATCAGTTAATCTCTAAACCTAGAGCATTGTTTAGTGCATTAACTATAAAGGTTTGCTGGTCATCTTGACCAAGTGATGTCCAGTATTCGAGCTCAGGATCTGTTTCATCCCATTCAATGTGAATAGTCAAAGTTCCATCTGGCTCATCAATGCATTCAATCTTTAGCTTTTCGATCCAATTCAGATTCAACATGGCCGATTAGTACGTTGATTGCGTAGTCTTCGTGGTGCATCTTAAGGTCAGCAGCTAGCTTGACAAGTTCCCAATGGGTATCATCTGGGATTTCAATGTCATAGCGTTTGTCGCCAGGAATGGAATCATTGCGTGGTTGCATGGCTAGTTGACGTGCGTACTCAAGGATGTCATCCGTCATTTCTTAATAGCTGCTTTGAGTTGTGGAAGTGAGGTTCCGGGGAATGGTGTGTAACCAGCCTCCATCATATTGAAGAACAAATCCCACGCATGCTCCTGTGTGAAAACCTCCTTGGGTTTGTAGGTACGCCAGTGGGTAAGCGGAGCCTGTGCACCAGATTTGGTGTGTAGTAAAACAAAGCGCCCATCACTGGTGTGATCAGCAGGAGGTGCATACCACCAAGCCACACACTTATCAGGCGTACCACTGGCGCTGGCATTGCGTGTTTCAGTGCGCTTGCACAAAAGCTCACGGTATTTATTGAACCAAGTCAGATGGATGCACCATGGCTTGAAGCCCTGGATCTCCTCCTGAAACATGGATAGGTTATTCAGCTGACGTTGGAAGGAACCACATGAGCACCATGGCTCACCAAATTGGGCTTGTTGCTCTTGCCCTTCATCAAGATCGCCATCCATATTGAGAGGACGATCAGGCAGGCGCAGACCATCCGGTGCAACCAGATGACCAAGGTCAGTTTGATCTGACTGCAAAAGCGTGGTCACCTTTGCAGGATCGTTGACATGAATAAAACGATCGGCCCAATGGGCTTGCAGTTGTGCGTTGGAGGTCAGGTGTCCGAGTGCGTGCGTGTAGTTCCAGCCCTTAAAAAGTATGTAAGCATTGTTATGCCATACACTAGGGCCACGATAATTAGGGCCAAGGTAAGAAAAGAAATCTTTGAGTCTATGAGTATAAGTTGAGTATGCCGCTTTGATTAAGTTCCGTGAGTAAGTTTGCTCACTACCATCATGACGCACCACAAGACAATCATCGCCTCGCAGATAGATCCCAGCAATGCTGGTGTCATCAAAATCCTGGTAGGCACGGCGAATATTTGTCCGCGTGTAGATACACGCCTGCGCCGAGTTGAGCTCCGTCTGTAGTTGGGTAGACATTGTTTTGAGTTGGGTTGAGTGAGTGAGGAATCAAACGTGCCAGAAGGAGTCATCCTCCTGGTCCCTCGCCTTGAGTGTAGCATCGTGCTTTGCCTTTTGGTAAGCAGCTTTGCCCATGCGGTAGGTGCCGTAAAGGACAGCAGCCCAACACACTGGGTTACCAAGGATAGCTGCAATTGAACCAGCGACAACCGCTGTTGTACCAGCAGCTTTGATAGCAGACTTTTCTTCAGGTTTCATTGTGTGATTGTTAACACAAATGGAAGGTTTGAATACGTTTTAAATAGGTGAGTAGAATTAGTGTAACAATTTAATACACAATGGACGACATCAAATACGTACCGTTAACACAATTTCAAATTGAACCAACGCTTGATGATAAGTTTTGGTTAGAAAAAATAAAGCGTTCAATTCAAGATTGTGATTCGGTAAGTACATTGAAAGAAATGGCGACCTTGCTTGCGCAGATCGCCACTAATCGTCAAGGTGTAATTCGTGGGTTGATCCAAGACATGTTCATTTTCAACAATGTTTCAGTTGATCCTGATGGCTTGGCAAACCCAGAGGTTAAGCCTTAGAGGCTTTCATCCTCACCCGTCATGGGATCACGGGCAGGCAGTGCTTTAACTTCTGCATCACTCAAAGAACGAGAGACAGGAAGAATCTCGACACCTTGCTTGATGCCATAAGCACCACCAAGCTTTTCAGCATCCTGCTTTGCATGCTGGTTGATGTAATCATTGAACATCTCCTGGAACTTCCAGGTTGATTCACGATCTTCATCGGGAATCGAAAGACGGCTCAGTGATTCAACAGCTGCATCTTGTGTGCTGTAATCAGGAATCTCAAAGGATTCAATGGCGCAGATCTCAACGTTGTTTGCACCGCGCATGTCATTGACAAGCACAGGACAGAACACGGTGGTTGCATAGAACTTCTCATTGAAGCTCAAAGGAATCTCAGAGTCCAGCGCTTTAGACAGACACTTGGACATCTCCTTCTCATACATCCGAATCTTCTCGGATGCATCAGTGCCATTGAGACCCTTCAGCGTTAGCACCATGGGAATGTCATGGGCACGCTTGTTGTCCTGGGTAACGATATAAATCAGATACTTTGTACGTACGCTGTACTTACGCTTATACATTTCGCCCTTGCTGTTTGCAAGGTCGGCTGCAATCTTATCGGCTTCCCAAAGTTCTTTGACATCAGGATCATCAAAGGTACCAACCACCTGGCGCATCCCAGTGGTTTCTTCGACCATCAGAGGAGAACGCAACAGAACTTGAACGCGTGGTTCAGTAAAGTTCAGTCCTTCCTCAATGGAAGTATTAGGCGCCATACCAAAGGTTTGTTTGTAATCCCAGATGACAGAGCCCTTGGTAAAATCCGATTCAGCGGCGTTCCACTTGCAGTTGTCAAGATCAGATTTACGAATAAACCAACCGCGTACTTTTGATTTGTTGAGGGGTTGAATGGTGACAAGGTTCTGGTATCCAGATACAAATTCCTTGGATTGGAACATCCGGAAGGAATCAAGTCCACGGGTTGCAAGCGCAGTTGTTTTCTTGGTGGTCATGGAGGAAGTCATGGTTTGTTCAGAGTGAAGATGGACAGTTTAACGTCGTGTCCAGGACGTGCAATCAGGATAGATCCTCTTGCTGCAAAGGCAATGGAACCACTGACTTTTCTTTACATTCAAAGTATTCTTTAGCGGCTTGAGCCATGGCGTTGTAAATACAATCGTCATGGTGACCAGCACCCCTCATGAAGTTAATCATTTGAAGAACCAAGCGATCTGTAAAGATCTCTCGAAACTCCATCTTTGTTTCAACTTCATCGGCAATGTGTTGCAAGATAAATAAATCTTCTTGCGCCTCAAGCCTGTTTCGAATGATCATCAGAAGGGTGCCTCTTCAAGTTCAGGCGCATTGCCGTATTGACCAGGCAGTTCTGGGAGACCACCACCGGAAGCAATGTTCCAGGGATCCTGGTTCTCCTCAGCAGTTCTGCCGCCCCAGAGTGGCGCCACATTGTCAGAGTTGGCAACCACAGTCTGAGGTCTGATGGTTTGTGATGCTGTATCACTGGATGCTTTTGGTGCAAGGGTCATTGAGACAAGTTGAATCTTTGTGGCATGACGCCGCTCTTTGGTTTCCTTGTCTTGCCACGCATCAGTTACCAACCGACCATTGATGGTCAAGCCAGTTCCTTTGCGCGTAAAGTCAACAAGCAATTGAGCATTATTTAATTTGTCATTGTGTGAATTGATTGCATAGAAGTTGAATAGGTCAGCTTGATTCCGGCCAGTATTAACAGACAGAGACTGATTACAAATCATCAAGCCATCTGCTGTTGTCTTAAATGCACGAGCATCATCCTGCTGGATGTCCTTGACACAACGTCCACTAAGGATAACTGTGTTCAAGATTGGGAATGCTTCTGTGACTGTGGCAATCACACCACCATGGAGTGAATAGCTGCGCGATTCAAGATCAAAACGCAGCTTGGCACCATGGATATAAATCAGTGCCCCCTTGGGAGTGCGTGCAAAACGATCAGAGTTTTTGCCGTAGACGTTGAGTTCGATTGGGGTTGGAGCTTTGTTACCTACAGGAGGCAACATGACATTGCAGCGCAGTGCCGTTGATGTAGCAGAGGTGTAGACCTCACGAGGTTCTTCTGTGGTTTGAGCACAGACAAAAGCTTGGTTCATGATGTTCCAAAGGGTTGTGTGAGAGGCAGTTTAACGTCTTACCTCAAGGACGGAAGTGATCTTTATCTACTGAAATCTATAGTTAAATCTTTTCGATTCCAAGTAGAAAACTAATAACAACCGTTGCAGTTAAAACAGAAATAGTCAAAGCAAAATAATTTAGATTCATATCAATGAGTTTCAGCCCACGACGATCCTACACGAGAGTCTCCTTCTATAAGACAACGAAAGCCAAAGAATTCCTGGGCCTGCGGAAAAGCAAGCATGGCCTGCTCACGGATTGCTTCTGTGTGTTGAAGTTTGCATGCGATCTGTACTTCATCATGCACCATCAATAGTTGCTGCCAATCATGGTCATAAGCCAAGCCAAGATTCTGTTCAATGTTTTTTTGAATGTTGATGACAACTTGTTTCATGAGGATGGCACCAGCTGATTGCAACAACACATTCAATCCTTTGAATGCAGAACGGCAATACAACTGACGGCGATCAAGCCCAATCAAATAACCACGTAGCCCAATTGTTTTATCAATCTCTAGCTTCAATGCTTTGAGTGCCGGTACGCCACGCATAAAACCATCGATAGCATCACGACCTAGCATGCGCAGTTCATTTTCATCCTTAAGGTTTGGATCAATAATCGAACCAGCCTTTACAGAACCACAGCCGTAGAGCATGCCATAGAGCAAACGTTTGCTGATGTCCCTGGTTTCTACACCAAATTGCTTTTGGTTGTAGGTATGAATATCAATTGTTTCATCGGTTACCAGCCGAGCGTATTCTCCGTTATCCCAGATTGCCAAATATCCAGCAAGGCAACGTAGTTCAAGTGCCTTAGCGTCAATACCAATGAGGTCCCAGCCGTCAGGAGGAGTGAACAGACTTCGACATTCTTTTCCATATGGCGAGTAAGACGCTGGGACCTGGCCCATATTTGGATTGCGGTGTGAACAGCGCCCAGTAATGCAACCGTTAGTAATAAGGTCGCCGTGGATACGACCAGTGTCATTGTTGTAGAGCTTGATCCAAGCATTGTTGCCACTTGCGATTTGGCCAAGACGTTTTTTAACCAACATATATTCTGCCAATGCTTTTGCTTCTGGGTATGGAAGCTTCTCTAATACATCATCATCAACAACTGGATTTCCTTTTTCAGTAAACTTCTCTGGTTTCCATCCGTACTTACTGCCAAGTCTTTGAGCAATCTGGTCACGAGATCCAGGATTGAATTCTTCGTAGCTGACTTTTGTAAAGGGTTGCCCTTTGACATAACCACGTTTAGTATTGTTGACCTTTGGCACAAACACATGTTCGTGTTTGATGGGAGGAAAGATTTCCTTTAGCTTTGCCTCAAGTTGTGTTTCTTTTGTTCGTAGCTCATCCACGAGATCAAGAGCAGCATCCAAATCGAAAGGAACACCTGATCGAATTTGTCTGTTAATCGCAAGAGCAAAGTCGTGCTCCAAGAGTAGAGACGACTCCGGATACGATTGACACGAGATAAGTTTCCAGAGACTTGAGGTAACTGCCACGTCTTGAACGCAGTAGTCAAGCATCTGTTGACTGTATTCCGTGAAGTCTTTGAAGTCGATTTTATGGGTAGCCAAGCGCCATCCCCATGCCTTAAGTGATGCGGATCCACGTAGGTTCTTTGGAACCTGCGGATATTGTTCCGTGTCAAGTTCATAGAGTACCTCTTTGGGCCAGATCAATCGAGTGCAGATGAGAGTGTCAATGATGCGTGCATTGATTTGAATATCAGGAAATAATTTCTTTAAGACTGGGATGTCATAAAAACAAATGTTGTGGCCAATAAGAACATCAGCACGACTGAGATGCTCAAGAGCAGAGTCGATGCTGTCAGGATCAAAAGACAAAGTGGTTGAACGTTGGACATCATGGAGAACCATGCAGTGAACCTTGGAGGCCTGGTCATAAAGTCCATCTGTTTCAATGTCAAAGACATACCAGATTTCATTTTCTGAACTGGGCTTCATCTCGAACTTGGAGTTCTTCACTGGCAAGGCTTGTGTCATTTTTGTTAATCCACGTCAAGATCTGTTGTGCTCCAGCCCGGTAAGGATGGGAGAAGATCTTGCTTAAAGCTACTTCTGAATCTACTGGAATTAACTTGAATGCATTGGCTTTTGCGCAGGCAGTTATGGCAAATGGTGTGCCATCCTTCCAGGTAGCAATGATGTAGGACATAACAAATGAAAGACCGGACAGATGATATCCGATCTTTCATGGGTGGCAAGTGCCTTCAGGTTATCTTTCGTTTTGTGCTGTATCCAACAAATCCACCTTCTTTCTTACGTTGCGACAAAGCTTGGCTTGCTTCTGATCCAGCCCGCTGGGAACCATGAACCAGAAGTGCGAATGATTTATCGCCAAGGCAATGACTGTCGTCATGGTCAATCGAGAGACCAAGGTCAGCAGCCTGATCTTCTGTGTAGACCACGTGGGCAACACGGGTGTAGACATCAGGATACTTGTCGATCAAGTAATCAAGTGTCCCGCCGTGGGATGCGGTGAGATAGAAGTTGGATGGGATCATGTCACGCAAGTTGTACCACATACCAAGGGACTTGGTGTAGGCATAGAACTTCTGCTTGGGCCTGCCTTGGGCAACCATCATCCAAGCTTTCATGTAGTTCTCAGTCCAGAAGTCACCAGACTCATGGATGCGAACGAGATCTTTCGGTGGCTGCATTAGCAGCGATAGGTCGATCAAGTCACGGATCAACACGGCTTGGTTGCCGTTCATGTGAATGGTCTCGCGCAGTAGATCCCAGTTGTGCCAACGTGCTTCCCGCACTGCAGGCCTGGTCTCAGCCATGGCAGCAAAGCAACGGTAGTCACGTTCTGCTGTCACACCTGTGTACTGAGGCAGGTCAGTGATCTGACCAGTGGTGCGATCAGCAAATGTTTTGCATACTCCAGCGTGCGGGCACGCATAACCAGCGGGCAAGTTAAAGATGAGACGGTTCTTAAGCTTGCCGTTACCTGTGGAAAACTTGAGGAGTTTCATGGTGTGAATTGAGTTGAATGATAAGCGTAGCTTATAAGTAGTTTAGGGACATGCTCAGGTCCATCTTCTTGATTAGCAATGAAGACTAGGGATCCTGTACACAGGTATTAAGTAAGGGTCGGCCCTTACTCCCCAGTTCGCTTCATCGTTTTTGTCTAGAGATGCAGCTTCCACCCTGCACCTCCTGGTTGACTCGCGGCCACGAGTGGTCTGCAGAACCGAACCAAATATAAAACATTTATGTAGGATATGGAAGCCCTTTATACTTCATGGGCGTTACCCGTGATCAGACACGGTTAGAGCTTGGTTCCGAGAGACCTTGCTTGATCTGAATCAACGGTAGGCCGTGGTTCCACACACGGCTTACTTGTTGTGTTACACAACGAACGACATCATATACATCAATCGTCATATACTTTCCGTATCAATAGATACTAAAAGTTATGACATTAACGTATCGTGGTTGCAAATACAACCAAGAGCAACAGTCCAAGAAGGATAGAGACTGGTGGAACCTGGCCCATCGCCCCTGGCTCCGGCTGACCTACCGTAACGTACGATACTCTCCGTACACCACCGGAGGTCAGATCAAATGAACAAGGCATTGATTGTTTATCTGGTTGATAAACGCAGAAAGCTGGCACGCAAGGATGTGGAATCCAAGCATGCCATCAAGGAATTAAAAAAACAAAGTGCCGCGACCTTTTGATCGCCACTCATCAAGATAATCCCTCGGTTGGTCCGGGGGTTTCTTGTTGGAAGGTTGCTTCTCCAATGATGGGGAATTGTTTGCAGAAGATTGTTTTAATTGCTTCTGCAATTTCTCGGTGCTCGAGTTGGGTTCCTGGGTCACAGCGTAGTTCAAGGTAATGGATCCATGAACGCAGTGTACCGTTCATAAATAAACGGGTTGGTGTTGCAAGAGGCAAAACGAAACGTGCCGATTCTTTTGCAATGCCTTCGCTGATCATTTCCTGGTACAGATGTTTCGAATCTTCCAGGAGTGTGGACATGCGACGGTAATAGTGGGCAAGTTTCTCACCACCAAGACGTTCCTTTAGATCGTCATTGGAGTTCTGTCTGTTTTTGTAGTCTTGGCTACGGAGATGCGGCATGACAATGCTGCCTACATCAGAGACATCAGCATAACGCTGGCTAAATTCTTGGAATGAGAAGGATCGATGACGCAGGATCTGAGGTGAGATTGCACGTGTTGTTTCGATTTCAACACACATGTTTGCCATTTCGTAGGGCGAGAAATGCTTGTGCTTGATTAAATACTTTAAAAGTTTTGGCGCCGTTTCAGTGTTCTTGGCGTTTTTAGGATTTGATACTCGCGCCATTTCGACGATCAGGTTTTCTGCGTTCGGGGTGGCCCACACTAATCTGACCTGAGACATAGTCGGCTGCTTGTTGTAGAAGAAAGTAGTTGTCGTTAAACTTACCAATTGCTTGGTTGCACCTTAGGCAAAGAAGTCCACGTATTTTACCAGTTAAATGGCAGTGATCAATGGCCAACCTCTTTCCGGATGTGCACTGCACTGTACCACAAATAGCGCATTGATTATTTTGCGCTTGCAGCATTGTTTCATAATCTTCAATTATTAAACCAAATGTTCTAAGATTGGCTATTCTTTTATGTATGTTGTTGTATTTAACGCGTCGTTTTCTAGAATAATTACGATATTGCTCTGGTTTATTTGCGTAGATTTGCCGCTGTTTTTCTGCACAGCATTGTTTGCATTGGGACCTGGGCTTCTTGTTTGTTTTAGATACACAAGGAAAAAGATTAATAGGTTTTAATTGATTGCATCGAGTACAAGTTTTGTTCATAAACAGCGCAGGAAGTTGTGATACATCACTCAACCTCAAAACCATAGCCTTCAGATTGTAGCCTTTGTAGCTGATCAACAGGACAGATACGCATCTGTGCATGTTCTGTTGGAGTTTGCAGGTGATCCCATTTGACCATGAGGAACTTTTGTTTGGCACCTGATTTATTTGGTTTGAGTTTGATGCCAACCACAGTGCCATAACGCTGGAACCTGTACTGCTGAATACGTTCTTTCACTTCATTACGTACAGCAAAAATCCCATGAGCTTTGGGACGCTCTGCTACACGATCACCAATGGTGTAATCGTACTGACGCTTGGTAGTCATTTGGATTTAAAGAGTTGGAAGTGATTGCAGTCGTACGACTCAGCAGTGTCGTACTCAGGAAAATCAAATGTGCAATAAGAGCCATCGACGTTGTGATGGCAATCGCTACATTTGTTGATTGGTTTGAATTCCACCCCAGATGGGGGTGATTCCACCCCGGATGTGAGTGGTTGATTTGCCATAAGCTTTTGTAGTTGCTCAATAAGATAGAGGTTACGCTTAGCTTCTTCAAAGAAATCTGCTGATACTTCATGGGTTGTAACCCTGTAGTCACAGCAGTCGCACTGCTTGCGTCGCCTTGTTGATAGACCAGTCTTCCTGGATTCAATAACTCTGAGTCCAGGTTGATTGCATTGAGGACAGTCAGGAAGGATTGTCTTCTGGAACGCCATTGCTTTGTTCGATGTTCAGTGAATCAAGCAGATCAGTGGTTTGTTCTGGTCCAATCAAATTAAACGCATCAATAATTAATCGAACATTCGGTACTTCTTTGTAGTGTGTGTTGAGGAATAGTTCAGCAAACTCAAAGTCATCAACTGATTTAGTTAATGAAAGCATGATGTCCGACGGCATTTCGTCAACGATACGTTCAACGATTGCACGACGGACTTTATCCCATGCTTCATCAGGGATGACATCAGCAATGAGTTGAGTTATGTCTGTTGTTGTTTCAGATTGAAGTGGTGTGATCATGAAGAAAAGACCCCTGGCTGAGCAGGGGCCGAACATTCCGCATGAATCTTAGGCAGGTTCTGCCGGTGTGTCCAGGATTTGATCCATCAATCCTGACTCCTTGAGTCGATCCAACATGCCGCACATGATGGTGGCATGGGCATGGGTTTGTTCCATGAACATCTTTGCCCGCTCTGCGGACATGGTATGGATACGACCGGAGGGTTCCACATAGCGCCAGCTGCCATCAGGCTGGGGATCACCTTGGAGGGCAAGACGTTCTGAGTTATGAACGTACCTGAGCTCGAGGTTGTGATAGTCCTTAAGGCCGTCAGCCGCAGTCCAGGTTGCTCCAAGGTTGTAACGCTGATCGTCGTCAGTGTAGGCGTGGAACTCAGGGATGAGATGTTTGAAAGCAGCAAAGATTTGCATTGTTTTGAATTAAGTAGGTGTGTTGGTGGGGACAGAGAGAATTGAACTCTCACGGCCAATGGCCAACGGATTTTAAGTCCGTTGCGTCTACCTATTCCGCCATGTCCCCATCACTTGGACTTACCTCAACATCAATCGATGATGAGTGCCAAGTGTGATCCTGTGGCAATGGCTCAGTGCCATAGGTCCAGGTATCGTAGTCTTCCTCATTACGAGGATCGGTTTCGTCCATGAGGATGTAATGAGGTGAGTTGTCTGTGATGTACTCACCAAGATTGGCCATAGCCATGGCGAGTAACTGTTGATCGGTGTAGTCAGTCATGATTGAAACCAGCCCTAGTATCGAGGCTAAGGCTGGTAAGCCGTGCGGGCTCAGGCAGATTGTAGCTTATTTAAGCAAGCAAAGCTCCCATGATAAGCAAGAGCTGCTTCATTGTAAACTTTTGCAGCTTCCTCTAAATCTGTGTATGATCCCAAACAGATTTGTTTTCCATTCGCTTTTATACGAACGTCCCATTTACGCGTATCTTTCCTAAAACTCACACCTTTGTAACCTGATGTGTTGGAAGCAGGTTTATCTCTGTTAAAAGAGTTGCCTGCCTTGTTGGTAATACGTAAGTTTTCTATTGTGTTGTTTGATCGATCACCATCGCAATGATCAATGTAATCAAAACCAGGATCTAAATAAGTAGATAAATACCAAACAATTCTATGAGACGAATAGAATAAACCCTTTATACAAACCTGGTAGTAACCTTTGCCATTGTTATTACCAGTAACAGCATCTTTGAGAGCCCTTGGATTTCTGGTTATTCTATTTCTCAAGCCAGAAGGAGAAGAAGGATCAACATAGATCTGTTGTTTTAAAAAGTTTAATTCAGGCATTGGATGAAACTTTTCAGGCATGGCTTAATAAAAAGGACTTACATGCAATGTAATGCAATGCCTTTGTGTCAATTTGCAGCAAGCTGCTTCTCCCGCTCTTGCAAGACCTGACGGAATGCTTCTGTGTAAGCTTCCCGTTGTTCTTCTGTCAACCGCTGGTTGGCAACACCAGAGATTTGCTTGACCGACATCAGGCCCATGTCAACCACCAGTTGGATGGTGAACGTGGGCTTACCATCAATCATGCATAGCACAATGAAGTGCTTACGTTTCTTGATGTCATCGGCATAGTGGGATGCAGAACCGACGCAGTTGCGTACGGCCTGGCCCCACATTGCCAACTGATGTGTGTCAACAGGTTGGAAGAATGACCAGGTCTCGCCGTTGCGTGTAACCCTGATGGGTTCAGGGAATAAGTCCTGACGCAAGGATTCGTTTGGATTCTGGATCTTCCAAGACTCAGCTTGGACATAGTCATGGAACTCATTGATGCGCCAACGTTTGGGTGGCGCAAGTTCCTTGCCATGACCAAGGATACGGATTGCCATGGAGAATGTATCATTCAGTTCATGGAATCCAGTACGTGCATAGCCGACTTCAGAGTCTGTCCAACGCATATCTATTTGTTCAAGATTTTTGCGGAGCATTGTAAACAACGATGCAACAGGCATGTGTTGACGCAACCATTCAATGAATTCATTGGAGGCATCAGCAAAGCTATGTGTTCTTATTTGACTAAGTTTGATGTAACGAAGTTCGTTGTAATAAGTTTGGTAATGATCAAGAGGGCAATCGGGCCATATGTTATTAATCCAATCAATTGAATCAATAACTTGAATGAATGTCCTGAAGCCTTGAGTGATTGGTTTGCGTTCTGCGTTATCAGGATTGTTGTATGCAGTTGTGCAACGATCAAGTTCTGATTGCAGAAGTTTCTTGATTGCTGGCTTGGAAATGATATGAACAATTCTATTGATTGTTGAATAGGTTGCAGATACACAACCATTGTTATCATTTACATTGAACTTAGTTGCAGCATTGATTAAGTTATCCACAGTCATACCTTCTGTTTGATCACAGAACTTTGACATAAGCGGTGGCATATCAGCTGCATCAAAGATGTTGTTGCAACGAATGCGATCAAAGATTCCACGAGAATCACTCCAAGTAGGAATGTTTTCTCGTAGGCTTTTCTCGAATTGATTCGTTACTCGATCAATAATGTTGCGTCCCTTTTGGCAGTGCAGGTTAGATGCTTGCCATTGGTAAGAACGCCAGCCAGTTGAATCATTAGTAATGATGTCATCCCTGGTTATGTTCATCGAATAAGTAAACAACTGCGAGCCACGCCCAATGTCGTGGATGATGCACTTGTCTTTACTGTTCCAGATATGGTGCGGTGTGCCCTTAGCAGCAGCCGATGTGTTCTTGAATGCGTAGGCATGGCCGTACACATACTGATCAGCTTGCTGCTTGGAAGGCAGCCATGCTGCGTACCACACCTGTTCGTAGTGGTAGAGGATGGCAATAACTTTGAGCCTGGCCTGTGGGGTTGCTACGTCCACAGGCGTAGTAAACACTTTGTATCGATCTGGTGCTTTCTGCTGGTTGATTTCATCAATCGCAGCTTGCTGATCTGATTCACGCACCACGTTATGTGGAATCAGGTGCGGGATGTTACCAAGTGGGTACTTAGCTTTCTTGGTTGTGGTTTGCTTGGCCTGCTTAGCCAACACCTTCAGTGTTGGGTCATAGGCAAGCAGTTCGGTTTGTAGGTTGGAGGGAAGTTGGAATTGCATTGAATTGAGTGGGTAAATGGAATGGGCAGTTTAACGTCATGCCCAGGACGGTTGATCAATCTAGATCTATGGTGTCAACGAGTTGCCACTGAGGATCGAGGTGATCAAGATAGGTACAGAAGCCATCTTCATCAAGAGGGATTGATTCTCCTGGATCCAGTTCAATAGTTGCTTGACATAATGCAGGAGCCCATTCTTCAGGGTCAAGACGAGTTGCCCGATAGAGCAGGCGCATTTCGTCAACAACTGCTGTAACTGTGACATGAGTATCAGTGAATGAAGTGTCTTCGATGGCAAGGACTGTCATTAGTCTTTGTCGATGTAGGAATAGAGTGGTGTTTTGACAAGGCGGTACTTCATCCACAGCTGAGCCGTGTGGTACTCGCCATCAAAACGTGTTGAATCCAACACATTTGCTGATGCTCTGCGCCGTGCGCAGTCAGCAAGATTGATTCGATCAAACAAGTTGAGATTGTCGGTAACAGCAGACATGATTTGAGTTGAGTAAGTGGGCAGACACTGGGACTTACACCTTGCGGATGCCCAGTATCTTTAGATTATCTTAATGTTTGGAATGCTAACTCCAGTGTTCGGGATACTGAAAGATCCTTTCACACCATTTGGATTTGCATTGAGTGTTAGTTGGAATGGACCAAGCTTGATTGCTTTAGTAAATGATTTAATTCCGTGTTCAGTAATGTTCACACCATGAATGGTGCGATCAAAGCTGATGAGTGAACGCTTGGTCATTTGAGGTCATCCGGTAGGAGTGCTTGTGAATCTTCATCGTCCATATTGGACATAACAAACTTTTCTCCATTGGGGGCAATAAAGCCCCCGATGAATCCCATACCGAGACGATCGGATGTTTCCTTCATGCGAGCAACAAGTTGCATGGCTTGAAGTCTTTGCATATCCATGGAGTCTGGTATGCGAGGAGTATTGTTGGTCATTGGAACTGAGTTGAGTTAACGATGGAAGTCTATCAGGGTTGTCAAGGGTTGAGTGGAGGGGTAGTACATAAGTTTATCTAATAGAAATTAAATGAACTCCTGGTACTCCCCTCCGGGGGTTTGGGGGATCAGCTGTGCATAGCTTGATGTTCTTTCCATGCGGCGGCATGCATCTCAGCCATTGTGATCGGCGGTTCGCCTACCTCGTCTGGCGCATAGTCCACATCAAGTTCATTCTCAAGCATGCCAATCACTTCCAATACAACATCTGCTGTATATGGAGTGAGATGCTCGTCCATTTGATGGCGCTTGCTCTCACGTTCTTGGATTGCTTTTAGGAGATCCACCACCTCTTGCAGGCGGTGATACTCGTTCTTCTTCCAGTCAATAGTTGGTTGTGTCATTGGATTAATGTTGAGGTAAAGCCTGGGACTTACACACCGAGTTGGCGTCGGTGATGCCCAGGCTATTAGTTAACACTTGCGTGTTTGGATTTAGGTTCGCTCATGATCCAGCCAGTGTAGTTATCACTGGTGCGATCAACGCGTATTAAACCGTATTGCTCTAGCTTGACCAATGCCTGAAGATATTGTTCAAGCCGTGAGCTTTGGGCAGGAAGCTTTGGTACAAAACATGGTGTGTTTCCATGTTTCTTCCTGTGATTCAGGAAGTAGGTGTACAGATTCCTTTGGTTGATGCTGAGTGCTGGCATCTGGTTCTGGACTTGCATTGGCATTAGATCAAGCCGAGAATCCTAAGCCAGCTGTCGGGATGGTCTGGTTCAACTTCGTCTTCACCTGGTGTGAAGCAGATGCTGTCGAACGACCACTCCTCGATTTCTTCGTTGGTTGGGATGTCGTACCAGCATTCGAGTTCCTCATTGCCGTCGACTGGGCTCCAGTAGCAGCGGAGGATGCCACGCTTGTTGCGGTAGACGCTGCCGGTGCTTGGCACTCCACTGGTTTCTGAATCCCAGTTGACTTCGGCTTGGAACTGCTGCTGCCCCTCTTCTTCGGAGAAGGGGACATAGTCAAAGGCTGCTGCGATTTCTTGAGTGATGGGGTGAAGCATGAGATTAGTTCAGTGATGATGATTGAGATGATTGTGATGATGACAATGATGATGTCATGTTCTTGATTAGGTTTGGTCATCGTAAGTTTCCTGTTCAGGTGGGTTAAGTTCATCTATTGATTGATATGTATTAAAAGGATTGTCGAAGTTTTGATCTGAGTAATTCCAATCATCTTGCGATGATTCACGCATTGCTTGTTCTTGTTGATACGCCATGTCAGCCATGGCATCAAGCAAGTCTGCGTTGAAGTTGGGATCAAGTTGAGTCATGGTTGGTTTGAATGAAAGGATTGGTTGAACCTGGGACTTATATCCATTATTGAGAATGTTCTCAACAAGGAATGCCCAGTGTTTGTGGGTCAGACTTTGATATGGCTCCAAGCAATACCACGGGCGATGTTGTTGATGGCACAGCCAGTCACATTAAACATCTTGCCAATGCGTTGGTACGCCTTGGTCTTGCTTGTGAACTGAGCCATGAATGTTTCGTCGTTCAACATCCCTTTGATGTCACGGACTGAGGCAGGGTTGAGCTTGGGGGTTGGACCGTTGTAACGAACATGGTTCTTACGACTGCCAACCATAGGTTTGAGCTGCGGCACTACAGCTTCTTGTACCTGGCGCTTAACCACCACTGGTGATGGTTGCTGCAGGGGGAAGCGGGGTGTAGTGTCGAGTGCATTGCGAATGGGGAAGCCAAGGGTGACTGATGAGCCATCCTTGACTACCGATACGGTAACCCTGCCATCTTTAGTGATGACACTGACGTGATCAGGGTTTTGAACGTCGAGCTGACTGATGGGTTCCATTGCGTAGCTTGAGGTGAGTGCGTTGGATGCAGATGGAGAATAGCTGGTACAAACAAGGATGCAAGTACCAGCCGTAGTGGTTCAGGCAGAGATGACACCAGTGATAGTGCGTCGTTACTTCATGTAGAGGTATCCGCCGCACCAGTCGGCATTGTGTAGGCAGGTCTCATACGAAACATCGTCTAGCAGGTTGTACCGCACATGTTTGGCAGGTGCCTTCCATGATGCGGGCTTATAGACAGCACCTGATTGACGATGGATAAAAGCATGGACACTGCCTTCGTCACCACCAAGACTGTTACGTCTGGTGTTGCGTTGAATTAGTTTGTAGTACTTAGTACCACGCACGATGTCAAATTCAATGCCATAGTCTCCGTACTGTTTGTTGTAATGTTCCAGAAGCTTATCGATCAAACAATTGATGCGTGCTTCTAGAACTTTGGTGTGTTCAGCGAGTGAGTACATTGTTGTTTGAGGGAAGTTGAATGAGATCTACGCCTACCATTGCAGAGCCAGTAATGCCTGCAATGATGACGACGAAGATTGTCATGATGATCTTGCTACCAAGAGTCTCACGAGACGCATGGTAAGAGTCAAGGGTCACATACTTGCCCTTGCCCATGGAGTAGATCTGTTTCATTTGAGTTGACCTGTAGGTAAGTGTGTTGGCAGGACATTGAGTCCTGCAGAAAACCTACCGCCGATACGAATTCATATCAACGGAAAGGTTAGGTGCAGGAGTCTGATGTCAGAAGGGAATCTCTTCCAAGGTTGCTTCAGCCTTTGGTGCTGTGACCTCAGGCTGTGCCTTGGGACGAGGGGCAGATCCGATGACAGCACGTACTCTAGTCAGTACCATCTCAGGACACTTCAGTGCCACGAGATCGCCATCCTTGAAGTAGTGCGTACGGATGCTGCTAAGTCTGACATCATATTGAGTGAGGATGAGCTGCTGACCAACAACGAGTGTACCGTTGTTATAGGCGGTCATCAGGCCATTGTTGTTATTGAACTTAACGCGGCAAGTACCTTCGTACATGTCGTTAACAACTACGGTGATCGCAAGGAACTCGCGACCTTCGTGTGTTGCAAGCTCCATGTAGGAGATGTTGCCGACGATGGTGTTTGAGAACATGATTGAACTGAGTTGAGTTGGATAGCAGACGGTGAGGTCTGCAGTAACCCATCCTTGCGGATGGGAAAGTGCAAACGTCACTTGGACTTTAAGTATGCATTGTTGATGCAATAGTACGTATCACCAAGGAAACCTTGGACGTAAATAAGATTGTGATTGGGGCGGGTGTTGCATGTGTTGACGTAATGCTTATTGATCAGTTTCTGACCAAAGACAGAGATCAACAATCCAACACCTGTGCCCATCACAATGGCAAGTGTTGCATCAACCATGTAGTGCTTAGTCATGATGTGAGTTGAATTGATGGATGGTAATCAGATGTTGCCAGCGACCTGGCAATAGTTGTAGAAGTCAACGAGCTCGGCATGCAGATCAGATACTCCTGCTGGTGTACCACCACCAAGAGTACGAACTGCCTGATCAATCCAATCAGGATTGCCGTCGCCATTGTCGACTTCTACTTCGTAGTGCAGCTGAGTTGATTCACCGCCGTACCATACGACACGGTCGGTGCAGCTGACAGTGGGTTGATAGATGAACATGAGTTCAGTTGGGTAAGATGACACTAGAAAGAAAGACGCGATAACCATTGACCTCATGGATCAATGCTTGCTTGCGTACTTTGAGCTGAGCTTTGATACGCTCAGGTGTTTGGTCTTGAGCAACCTTGACTGCACAGGCAGCAAGGAGTTGCGATAGCTTGGAACGTAACATGAATT